CCATTACAACGCTGGAGAGAAAGTAATAAACGAAAAAGGAGAAGTAAGCAAGTCCTATATTTGGAGAGTACTAAACAATATGTACAAGTCTTACCTAAAAGACAAAGGTAAATTTTTCTTCTACGATATTACAGAGTTCAAAGCTATCGAATCAGAAGACTACAAAGAACAAAGAGAGGGAGGCTACACGAAGATAACTCAGAAGCTATACGAGGAGCTAAACAACTTAGATAAAGATGGCTATCCATACAATAAAGAACTATTTACTTTGTACATTGAGTCTGGAATGTCTATGAGAGCTTTAAGCTCAGTCACACGAATCAGCGTAACCAATATATTCCATACAGTTAACTTCTGTAAGAATCAACTCAGAGAGCGTCTAGGAGAAGACTACGAAGACTTTAATAACGAAGACTACGATAAACTATAAACACGAATACAATGAAAGAGATTAAAGCATTTTTAAGCAATCAAAAAGACATTTATACAGTAATGCTACTGGAAGAGATGAAGAGCGAAAGCCCTAACTTTGTAGCAATGCGAGATATATTGAACATGGTAATAGCAAACGAGATAACTTTACAAGGAATAAAAAATAACAAAGATGTCAAATAAAAGATTTAGAAGAACACCAGAAGAGATTGAGCAAGGTCTAACAGTAGAACAAGCGAAAGCAGCAAGGATAGAGAAAGAGATTCAAGAAGCGGAGAAAGCAGTTGCTGAGGTTTGTGATGAACCTATTAAGACTCAAGAAGAACTAGAAGCGAAACACGCAGAGAACGCACCAACTGGTCTTGGAGATGTAGTAGAAGCAATAACAGAAGTAACTGGTATTAAAAAGGCTGTAAAGTTTCTAGCTGGGGAAGATTGCGGATGTGATGAGCGTAAAGAAAAACTCAATAAGATGAGGTTCAGAAAACAACCGCTTTGTCTTACAGAATCAGAGTATACTTTTCTGCATGGTTTCTTTACAAATTCAAATGGAATGGTAAGCCAATCACAGAACTATGAACTAGCGACAATATACGCTAGAGTATTCCAGAAGAAAGGCGTAGAGGTTACAAGCTGCTCAAGTTGTGTTAAACAACGTGTAAAGGACTTAAAAGATATTTACAACACTTACGAATAATCATAATTGTTAATAATAGAGGGGCTTTCAGAGATGGAAGCTCTTTTTTTTTATTTTTTTTTAATAAAAGTGTTGTTTATTATAAAAGTTCCATTATATTTGTATCTCACAAACAAACAAAAAAAGTAAAGGACATGAAAGATTTAGAATTATTATCAGGTAAGGAATTAGTTGATTATTTATTCTCTTTAGATGATGAGAGAGAAATGCAAGAATTCGAAAGGGTGGAGGATGAGCTTAACTGTAGATACGAGCCGGAGTATGTATCTAAATTATATAGAGAGTATAAGATTAAAACATTCTTTTTTCTCAAGTTATTGGGACTAATCAAAGATGATACTTACTAATTTAAAAACAAACACACAGAGAGAGCCTGCCATAACCGGAGGGCTTTTCTCATTATAACAAATCTGGATTTTTAAGTTATAATAACATAGAAAAACACGAAAGATGGCATTTAAGAAAGGACAGAAAGCAGGACCGGGTAGACCTAAAGGCTCAGAGAACAAACTAACAACAGAAGCAAGAGAGATGTTTATACAGACATTGGAAGGTCAAGTACCAAACATTCAGCAGGCGTTCTATGACGTCCTCGCAAAGAGTCCAGAGAAGTATCTAGACCTATTCGCTAAATATGCACAGTACTTTGTACCTAAGAAAACAGAATCAGAAATTAAAGGAGAGCTGAGTAGTTCAATAGACTTTAACGAAGTGATGCGCAAGTTTAATGGGGAGGATTAAGAACGTCTACCGAAAGTTTAATAATCCTACACGCTACTTTATCGTAACTGGAGGTCGTGGCTCTGGTAAGTCGTATGCAGTAAATACTATTCTTTGTATGTTAACTTGTGAGGTAGGACATACAATACTGTTCACACGTTACACATTGAGGTCCGCGAGTATCTCAATTATTCCAGAGTTCATTGAGAAGATTGAAATGCTAGGACTAGAGAAAGCGTTTCACATTACTAAGGATGAGATAATAAACATACAGACTGGCTCTAAGATTCTATTCAGAGGTATAAAGACCAGTTCTGGAAATCAGGTAGCTTCTCTCAAGTCTTTGCAAGGTGTAACAACTTGGGTCCTCGATGAAGCGGAAGAGCTTGTAGATGAGAACGTATTTGACACGATAGATATGTCAGTACGTCAGAAGGGAATAGCTAACAGAGTGATAATGATAATGAACCCAACCACAAAAGAACACTTTATCTATCAAAAGTTCTTTGAGACTAGAGGAGTTCAAGAGGGAAGCAACATAAGTAAAGACGATACTACATACATACACACTACCTACTTAGACAACTTAGAGAACTTATCTGAGAGCTTTCTAAAGCAAGTTGAGAACATTAAACAGAGAAGACCAGAGAAGTATAAGCACCAAATTCTAGGAGGCTGGTTATCGAAAGCTGAAGGTGTGATATTCTCTAACTGGGAAGTCGGAGAGTTTAAGCGAGTAGGTACTTCTGTTTATGGTCAAGATTTCGGCTTCTCAGTAGACCCTACAACGCTAGTAGAAACGAACGTAGACAAAGCAAGTAAGAAGATATACCTTAGGCTTCATCTATACAAGCCAAACCTAACCACAAGCCAAATACACCAAGTGAATGAAAAGGTGGCTGGTACGAGCTTAATTATAGCAGATAGCGCAGAGCCTCGATTGATAAAAGAACTAAAGCAAAAAGGGTTGAATATTATACCAGCTGTAAAAGGTCAAGGCTCAGTAACTCATGGAATAACTATCCTACAAGATTACGACCTAGTGATAAGTCCAGATTCTCAGGAACTAATTAAGGAGCTAAATAACTACTGTTGGCTTGAACGTAAATCTAACACGCCAATAGATGACCACAACCACGCCTTAGATGCTATCAGGTACGCTGTGACATATCAGCTTGAGAAACCAAATAGAGGTAAGTACTTTATTTACTAAAAAAAGTTTCGCTCTGTATCTCAGTCATAGTGGGAAAATCAAAAATAATTTAAAAAAAGTTCGTTAATAACTTGTGAGATGTAAACAGTTTACTTATATTTGTAGTGTCAACAATGACAAACAAACAAAAACAAAACAATTATGAACTTTACAATAGCAAACCAACAAGACAACAAAATAACGAACACAACTACTCAGACTGTTAAACATGTTCTTTATAGTAATAATGAGGTCTCTATCTGTGGAATGAACAACATTCATTCTGTATGGCATAAGCAAGGACATAGAATGAGCCAAAAGGTAGACGGACTTAATTTAAAAGATGCTGTAGAATTCGCTAACAACTTAATAAATAACATCTAAAATAAACAGAAATAACACACACAGAGAGCCTCCAGAGATGGGGGCTTTTTTGGTTTATAACAAAATAGAAACATTTAGTTTTATAAGTAATGAAAGCAACAATAACAATACCAGAAGATTTAAGCGAGATAACTCTAGGACAGTATCAATCGTTTTTAAGCGCTTCTAAGGGACTCGAAGGCGATGAACTAGCACAATGTACAGTAAGCTCATTATGTGGCGTTAGAATCAACGAGGTGGCAAATATAAAGCTATCTGATGTTAGAGACATTAGCGAACACTTAAATATGTTGTTTAGTGTAGAACAAGATATACAAGTTAGGTTTAAACTTGAGGGCGTAGACTTCGGCTTTATACCATCGCTTGAATCTATTACTTTCGGAGAATATGTAGATTTAGATAAGTATTCAACAGACTGGGAAGAGATGCACAAAGCTATGGCAGTTCTTTACAGACCAGTAACCAACACCTATAAAGACAAGTACGAGGTAAGAGATTACGATGGTACAGAAGAGTACGCAGAAATAATGAAATTCATGCCGTTGAATGTTGCAATGGGTTCGCTGGTTTTTTTTTATCGTTTAGGAAACGAACTATTGAAAGCTACTCACAACTATTTGAAGCAAGAGCTGAAAGAGATGATTACAGCGAACAAGCACAATTCAATAGACAATGGGGATGGTATCATTCAATCTATGCACTCGCAGATGGAGATATTGGAAAGTTCGGAGATGTTACAAAAATTAGAGCTTCCCAAGCATTTAATTTTCTAACCTATATAAAACAGAAAAACCAACTAGAAAGAAACCTAATGAATAAAGCACTAAAAAGATGACAGCATTCTACGACATAACAACACTACTTAAAGACGCATTAGAGGAAGACGTAAACGTAAACACAGTATCTGAGGGAGATATATTTAAAGTAGACCTAAACAAACAGACTATCTTTCCTCTGTCTCACATTATGGTAGGAAGCGTTCTGCATCAAGGACCAGTAGTTAGCTTTTCAGTTTCCATTATACTCACAGATATAGTAGACATAAACAACGAACAAACAAAAGACGTATTTGTAGGTAACGATAATGAACACGATGTACTTAATACTCAATTCGCAGTAGGAATGAGATTAATGGAAAGAGCAAGGCGAGGAGATATCTGGGGAGATAAATACCAGCTTGACGGTCAACCTACATTCGAACCATTTACAGAACGCTTTGAGAACTACCTAGCTGGATGGGCTTTGAGCTTTAACGTGCTGTATAAAAATGATATGACAATCTGCTAATGCAAGAGGTACAGAAATATCTAAGCAAGTTCGCAAAGAACGTAATTAAGGAAAGCAGAAGCAGACTGAGCAAATCAAGTAAGCGAGATACAAACAACTTGTACGGCTCGTTAGGTTATCAGTTAGACGTATTTAAGAACTCTTTTAGCTTGAGCTTCTACATGGAAGAGTACGGAGCTTTCGTTGATGAGGGAGTACAAGGTAAGAAGTCAAGTTCAAAAGCGCCACAAAGTCCGTTTAGATTTGGTACTGGTTCGGGTAGAAAAGGAGGACTAACAGAAGCCATTTCTAAGTGGATAGAGAGAAAAGGAATACAAGGCAGAGATAAGCAAGGTAGGTTTATAAGCAACAAAAGCCTAACTACTTTAATATCTCGAAGCATTTATAATAAGGGTATTGCTCCAAGTATGTTTTTTACTAAACCATTTGAGAACGCATTTAAGAACTTACCAGACGAGATAATAGAAAAATTTAACCTAGATATTGACGAGCTAATAGAAAGCTCTTTAAACACTTAAAAATGTCAGAACCAATAAACGTAAGAAGTCCAAAGATAATAAGCGCTACTGGTGTGGCTAATGATGACATACGAGCTGAGATATTCCTATGGAACGACCCAGCAACACAACCAGCTACTCCTAACTTTATACTTGAGAAACCAATACCTAGCAGTATAATTACAGAATGTCACTTTGATATATCTCCATATTGCAGAGGCTTCATTGAACATATCAACTATGTAGAAGTAACAACGGACACAGCGGCAAATGTAAACGAGTACGCTTACTGTCATGTAGATGTATATCGTAACGGAGTGCTTCTACTAGCTTCATTCGATTACAACTTTATTTGCTTTGATGGTTTCGGATACCATGCAGAAGGAGCGAATCCAGCACATACACAATTTTTATCAGATGGAGATTACTACGTTAACGCTGTCGGTAATAGCGGAGGAGTTTATTACTATGATGACCAGTCCGTAACTTGGCAAGCTAGATACACAGACCTAGCAGCTGGAGGAACTACCACAACGATAACACTAGCCAACGAGGTAGGTTATATTCCTTACGTTCACTTATCATATCTAACAACTGGTAACAAGCTAGAAATTATCAGAGACTCAGTAGTACAAAATACCTACTATTTTCACGTTCAAAGTGAGTGTAAATACGAGACTATAAACTGCGACTTTGTTAACAAGTTCGGAGCGTGGCAAAGGTTAGTATTCTTTAAGGCTTCTCAAGAGAGCTTTGCAATGTCAAACTCTGAGTACAACTTAATGCCAGAAGATATTGATTATAACGTAAAGCGAAATGTAAGACAAGTATTTAACGTTAACGGAATGGATAAGATAACTGTAAATACTGGATGGGTGTTTGAATCATACAGCGAGGTAATGAAACAGCTACTACTGAGCGAGAAGATTCTACTAGATGACAAACCAGTAAACGTAGACACGAAGTCCTTAGAACTACAGAAGAACATAAACAATAGAAACATAAATTATAACCTTTCATTTAAGTATTCGAATCCAACTTTAAACTATAATATCTAATGAGAAAGGTACAGATATACGTTAACAATAAAAGAGTAGACTTATTTAACGATGAGAAGATAGTAGTTAAGTCTAGCGTTCAAGATATTGCAGACATCGCTAAAGTGTTTACAGACTTCTCGCAGAGCTTTACACTTCCAGCGAGTGATAACAATAACGAGATATTTGGATTCTACTACAATAATGACAACGATAGCTTTGACGCAAATACAAGAGTAGATGCAAGAATAGAGATAGACTTCAACAAGTTTAGAAAAGGTAAGTTACAGCTTGAAGGTACAACCATAAAGAACAACCAAATAGAATCGTATAAGGTTACATTTTATGGAGATGTGGTAACGCTTAAAGATGTCATAGGAGAGGCAAAGCTAAGAGATTTGGACTATTCTAGTATATCACAAAATTACAGCGGTTCAGATGTTCAAGACTCAATCACAGACCCTACGTTTAGAGATATACGTTTTCCTTTAATTAGTTCAGACAGAATCTGGACTTACAACGATGGAAGCGGTATAGACTTACCAACTCAAGCAGTAAACTATCAAGAACTATTCCCAGCAGTTAGCGATGCTAAAATAATGGATATTATAGAGGACACTTTTAACGTAACTTTTCAAGGTAACTTTTTAACAGACCAGCGTTTTAAGAAGTCTTATACTTGGTGGAAAAATAGCAATAATCCAAACTTTACTTCTGAGCCAATAGATATAACTTTCAATCCTCTTAATACTTCATGTACTACTAATATTCCAAACGCAGTAGGTACTAATGTTGTGAATGTTGAATATATAAATTTAAATACTACTCCTTTTGTTGT